GCGGTGGCCACCGCGCTGGACATCGAGTCCGACTACCAGTGGCGCTACCGCGACATCACCGCCCTGGACGAAGCCGGGCAGTGGTCGCAGCCCACTACCTTCACCACGGCCAGCGTGTACATCGCCACGCCGTCGGTCACCAGCCCCGCCGACGGCGCGACCGACATCAGCGAGACCCCGACGCTGACCTCCAGCGCCTTCACCGTCTCGCCCGGCACGGAATCGGATACCCATGTCGCCAGCTCCTGGCGGATCCGTGACGTCAACGGCAACGTGGTCTGGGAGTCCCTCGAGGACGCCGGCAACCTGACATCGATCCAGGTGCCGAAGAACGTGCTGCAGGAAGGCGGGCGCGACTACACCGTCGAGGTTCGCCATCACGGCCAGCTCTACGGCGCCTCGGCCTGGTCGGCCAAGGTCGGCTTCACCACCGCCGTGCGCTTCGCCGCCGACGTCGGTACCGCCGGCTCCCAGGGCTTCGGCGTGGGTGTCTACCCCGAGACGCTGCCGGCCGGGTTCTCGACAATGGCCGGCTACAACGATCCAGCCAGCGACAACTACGGCAACTACCAGTACCAGGACGGCTCGGTGATGGTGTTCGTGCCGGCGTTCTACTATCGCATCGGCAGCCCCAACAGCCCGCGCTATGGCGATTACGGGGCCAACGCCATCGACATCGTCAGCGCCGGCACCTACGCCGATCGCACCACGGCGGCGGCGGACGGCTATGCCCTGCACCGCGCCTTCATCGACGGCGGCCAGATCAAGACCGGGTTCTTCTACGACAAGTACCTGGCCTCGAAGAACGGCACCGATACCTGCCGCTCGGTGAAGAACGGCGTACCGATCTCGCTGACCAGCCAGACCGGCTACACCAGCTCGGACGGCATGACCGGCTGCACCGGCATCTACGCCGACTCGGTGGTACTGGCTCGCGCCCGGGGCGCCGGCTTCAACGTCGCCAGCGTCTTCCAGGTCAGCGCCGTGGCGCTGCTGTCGCTGGCCCACGCCCAGGCCGCCACCGGCACCGTCAACTGCGCCTGGTACGACGGCACCGGCGCCGCCAACTTCCCCAAGGGCTGCAACGACGGTTCGCTGGGCGACAACGACGATGCCGAAGTCGTCTACGTCTCGGCCGGCGACAGCGGCAACGCCAACAAGCCGCAGACCGGCAGCGCCGCGCCCTTCGCCAAGACCACCCACAACGGCCAGGCCTGCGGCATCGCCGACGTCAACGGCGCCATGTGGCAGGTCGCGCTGGGCATCACCACTCCGGGCAGCTCCGCCACCTCGACGACCGTCGTCAGCAACGGCGACTGCTACGTGCTCAAGGAGAGCGTCGCGCTGGCCGACCTTACCGGCGGCTACGGCGGCGCCACCGATGCCTGGGGCGATGCCACGGCCCTGTCGGCCAACTACGACGCCCAGGCCGGCATCCTGCCGTGGGGCTCGACCACCGGGGCGGTGTATTTCGGCAACGGCGCCAACCAGGTGTTCAGTGAGGCCACCGACGGCCAGGACTGGCTGCGCACCGCCTGCGGCATTCAGCAGGACACGGCCGCGATGAGCGCTGCCGGTACCAACCTGTTCGGCGCCGACTACTGCTACCAGTACAACCGCGAGAATCTCTTCGTGATGACGGCCGGCTACTGGAGCAACGCGTCCGATGCCGGCGTGTTCAGCCGCAACTGGTACTACCACCGCGCGAACTACAGCAACGGCGTGTCGTTCCGCGCCTCGGCCTATGGCCTGTAACCGGTGGGCAGGCCGATAGGCCTGCCCCTTTCACCCGCATGACAGGGAGTCGACATGCCCCAGGCCAATCCCAAGGCGGCGATCTTTTTCAACTGCCGGGAGATGATCAAGCTGGCCAATGTCTATTTGAACCACTTCCCGCGCCACGAGAAGTACGCCCTGGCCCAGGAAATCCGCTGCGCGGCCTACGACGTGTATGCGCTGCTGGTCGAGTGCCAGAAGCGCTATCACAACAAGACCAGCCTCACCCGGCTGGACGTGCGCCACGAGCAGCTGCGCATGCTGGTCAACCTGGCCTGGGAACTGGGGTATTTCGACTACCACGACAACAAGCGCGGCCGCTCACCGGCGGAAGCGCAGCGCCGATACACCGCCCTCTCGGTCAGGATCAACGAGCTGGGCGCCCAGATCGGCGGATGGATTCGCGACCTGCGCAGGCAGGCCGCCAATGGGGCGGGCACTTGAAATGCCTCTCTTCGTGATGACGGCCGGCAACTGGAGCAACGCGTCCGATGCCGGCGTGTTCAACCGCAACTGGAACAACAACCGCACGAACAACAGCAACAACGTGTCGTTCCGCGCCTCGGACTATCTCTCTATTCCTGATATCCCGCGTGGGAAGACTGGAGACATAGGGAGTGACCCGTCCCGCCGCTCGGCGAAATCCGCGGGCCTCTGCGTTTCAGTACCAACAGGGACCATCCACATGCCCAAACGCTATTCCGGGCTCTTCGAGCAGTGCTTCACCCTGGAGGCGCTGTTCGCGGCCTACGAGACCGCCCGGCGCGGCAAGCGCAAGACCGCCACGGTGATGCGCTTCGAGCGCGACCTGGGCGCCAACCTGCAGGCGCTGCACGACGAGCTGCACGCCGGCAGCTACGCGCCGCAGCCCTACCGGCGCTTCGAAGTGGTGCGCAACAAGCGGCGCACCATCAACGCCCCGGCGTTTCGCGACGTGATCGTCCAGCACGCCATCTACGCCGTGATCCAGCCGATCTTCGACCGTTCGTTCATCCACGACAGCCACGGCTGCCGCAAGAACAAGGGCACCCACAGCGCGAGCGATCGCGCCCAGCGCTTCCTGCGGCAGTCGCCGCGGGGCAGCTACACCCTGCAGCTCGACATCCGGCGGTTCTACTACCGCATCGACCGGGCGATCCTGCGCCGCCTGGTCGCCCGCAAGATCAAGGACCGCCGCCTGCTCGCGCTGATGATGCGCTTCGCCGAGCACGACGAGCCGCTCGGCGTGCCGATCGGCAATCTGCTCTCGCAGATCTTCGCGCTGATCTATCTGAACCCGCTGGATCACTTCATCAAGCGCGAGCTCAAGGTGAAGCGCTACGTGCGCTACGTCGACGACTTCATCCTCTTCGGGCTGACCCGCGACGCCGCCTGTGAGCTGCGCGACCGGATCCGCGACTGGCTGGCCGAGCACCTGCGCCTGGAGTTCTCGCGCTGGACCATCGCCCCGGTCAGCCGCGGGGTCAACTTCGTTGGCTTTCGCACCTGGCGCACCACGCGCTTCGTGCGCAAGCACAGCATGCACAGCTTCTCGAAGAGCCTGAGACGCGGCGACGTCCGCAGCCTCAACGCCATCATGGGCCATGCCGCCGCCACCGCCACGCTGGCCCACTTCAACCGCAGGATCGCCGCCGAGCGGCGCGACCTGATACCGCAACTGCCACTCTACGAGGTGCGCCATGCCCACGCTGTATAAATTCCAGCGCTACATCGAGACCGGACCCAATGGTGTCACGCTCGATTTCCGCAACGTCCAGGACGACACGGCCACGCCCGCCACACTGCTCGCCGAGATCGACGGCTGGCGGTACGTCAGCGTCCCCGACGCCACCGTGATGCCCGACCAGCCCGACGAGATCTCCTGGCAGGCCGTCACGCCCACCCCCGAGCTGATCGACCAGCTCAAGCGCTGCCAGCCGGTGAACGTCGCCAAGCACGCCGTCCGCCAGCGCATCGAGCTCGAGGTGGGCGACCTGCACGACCTGGTCGCCGACAGCATGCGCCTGTGCGAGTTCGCCATCGCCCTGAGCGTGCGCGTCAGTCACGAGGTGCTCACCAGCGAACCCATGGACGCCACGCTGCGCGAGGCCTACACCGCCCGCGTCACCACCGTGAAGGACGCCATGGACAGCGGCGACCTGGTCGTGCGCAGCGACATCGAGGACCCGACCACCATGATGTCGCGGCTGATGGAGCGCTACACCACCATCACCCGCCTGATCGCCGACCACTACCAGCCGACGATCGACGAACTGCTCCCCTGATCGAGCAAGGCCAAGCCCGCCGCCCGGCGGGCTTCTTGTCTCTTGGTGTAAACCCCACCTCTTACACCCTGCCCCGCTAACACCCTGCCCGCACGCGCCGCACGATACCTGCGTGAATTCACGTTCCGCTGAAACTGCGCAGGAGCCCTCATGGCACTCGATCAATATCACCACGGCGTGCGCGTCAAGGAGGTCAACGACGGCACGCGGACCATTCGCACCGTCTCGACCGCGATCATCGGCATCGTCTGCACCGCGCCGGATGCCGACCCCGGTACCGCCGCCGCGCTGACCCTCTCGCTCACCGCCGCCGATACCGGCGTGGTCTACACCGCCGCCGCGACCGGCACGGCCGGCAACAAGATCCGCATCCGCTACGTCGACCCCGCGGCCAACTCGGCAGCGCTGGCGGTCAGCGTGTCCGGCAAGGACATCACCGTCTCGCTCGCGACCGACATCGATGGCGCGATCATTTCCACCGCCGAGGATGTGGTGACCGCGGTCAACGCCGATGCCGCCGCCTCCGCTCTGGTCACCGCGGCGCTGGCCGACGGCGAAACCGGCCTGGGCGTGCTCGCCGCGCAGGATTTCACCAAGCTGACCGGCGGCGTGGACGAGGCGTTCCCGCTCAACCAGCCCGCCCTGGTCACCAACGTCGACACGGCCATCGGCAAGGCCGGCACCACCGGCACGTTGAAAGACACGCTCACCACCATCGGCTACCAGTCCAAGCCGATCATCGTCGTGGTACGCGTCGCCGAGGGCAGCACGGCGGAAGAGACCACCAGTAACGTTATCGGCACCACCACGGCATCCGGCCAGCGCACCGGCCTGCAGGCGCTGCTCACCGCGAAACAGAAGCTCGGCGTCACGCCGCGCATCATCGGCGTACCGGCACTGGACACCCAGCCGGTGGCCACCGCCATGGTGCCGATCCTCCAGCAGCTGCGCGCCTTCGGCTACATCTACGCCCACGACTGCGCGACCATCACCGACGTCACCGCCTACCGCGACCAGTTCGGCGCCCGCGAGCTGATGGTGATCTGGCCGCAGTTCGAGGCCTTCGACACCGACGACGCCGCCACCGTCTCGGTCAGCCCCATCGCCGTCGCCCTGGGGATGCGCGCCTACCTGGACGAAACCGTCGGCTGGCACAAGACCCTCTCCAACGTCGTGGTCAACGGCGTCACCGGCATCGACCGCGACGTGTTCTGGGATCTGCAATCACCCAACACCGACGCCGGGATCCTCAACGCCGCCGACGTTACCACGCTGATCAACCAGGGCGGCTACCGCTTCTGGGGCTCGCGCACCTGTGCCGGCCCGCAGTCACTGTTCCCGTTCGAGAACTACACCCGCACCGCGCAGATCCTCGCCGACACCATCGCCGAGGCGCACCTCTGGGCCGTGGACAAGCCGCTACACGCCTCGCTGGCCCGCGACATCATCGAGGGCATCAACGCCAAGTTCGCCGAGCTCAAGGCGCTGCGCCTGATCGTCGACGGCCAAGCCTGGCTGAACGAGGAGCTCAACACCCAGGAGTCCCTGAAGGCCGGCAAGCTGCGCATCGATTACGACTACACGCCGGTACCGCCCCTGGAAGACCTCGGGTTCCAGCAGCGCATCACCGACAGCTACCTAGCCGACTTCGCCGAGCGCGTCGCCGCGACCGCCTGACAGGAGACACTGATCCATGGCACTCCCCAAGAAGCTCAAGGACTTGAATCTGTTCTCTAACGGGGACAGCTGGCAAGGCATCATCCAGTCCGTCACGTTGCCCACCCTCACCCGCAAGATCGAGGAATGGCGCGGCGGCGGCATGGACGGCACCGTCGGCATCGACATGGGCATGGACGGCCTGATGACCTGCCAGTGGACCGTCGGCGGGCTCGTGGAAAGCATCTTCGACAATTTCGGCTCGAGCCGCATCGATGCCGAGCTGCTGCGCATGACCGGCAGCTACGAGCGCGACGACGTCGACGAGGCCTCGGCAGTCGAGGTCGTGATGCGCGGCCGTCACACCGAGATCGACATGGGCGACGCCCAGGCCGGCGAGAACACCGAGCACCAGGTCACTTCGACGCTCAGCTACTACAAGCTCTCGATCGACGGCCAGACCAAGATCGAGATCGACATCGTTAACGGCGTGTTCAAGGTCAACGGCGAGGACCGGCTCGCCGGCCGCCGCCAGCGCCTGGGCATCTGACCCGCTCACCACTCACCTTTCGATAGGACTCGATCCCCATGACCAAAACCCAAGTCGCCCAGGCCATCACTGCCACCGTCGTCCTGGACACCCCGATCGCACGCGGCGAGACAACCATCGACGAGCTCACCTTGCGCAAACCGTCCTCCGGCGAGCTGCGCGGCGTGAACCTCGCCGACGTGCTGCAGATGCAGACCGACGCGCTGATCACCCTGATCCCGCGCCTGTCGAACCCGTCGCTGACCGCCCCCGAGGTGCGCCAGATGGACCCCGCCGACCTGGTGCAGTGCGGCGGCGAGATCGCCGGTTTTTTGCTCTCGAAGCGGGCCAAGGGCGAGATCGCATAACGCTCCCCGCCAGCGTGGAAGAGGCGATGGCGGATCTCGCCATCGTCTTCCACTGGACCCCTGCCGACTGCGCGGATTTCACCCTGCGCGAACTGATGGACTGGCGTGAACGGGCGCGCAAGCGCGGCGCCACCGACAACCACGGGAACCGCAATGGCGCGAGATCTTAAACTCCAGGTCATCCTTGACGCCGTCGACAAGGCCACGGGGCCGCTCAAGAAAATCACCCAGGGCAGCGGCAAGACGGCCGAGGCCCTGAAGGCCAGCAAGCAGGCGCTGCGCGATCTCGAACGCCAGCAACGGGACCTGAGTTCGTTCCGCAAGCTCAAGGAAGTCACCCGCGAGAACGGCGAGGCCCTGGCCGCCGCCCAGGAACGGCTGCGCAACATGCGCGCCGAGCTCAAGCAGACCGACGCCCCCACCGAGAAATTCCAGCGTCAGTTCAAACAGGCCAGCGACGAGGTCGACCGCCTGACCGGCAAGATGGGCGAGCAGCGGCGCCGTCTGGGCGAACTCCGGTCCAGCCTCAAGCAGGGTGGCATCAGCACCGACAACCTCGGTCGCAGCGAGAACCGGCTCGCCGAACAGATACGCGACGCGAATCAGCAGTTCGACGCGCAAAAGCGGAAGATGGGCGAAGTGGCGCAACAGCAGCGCAGGATGAGCGAGGCTCAGAAGCGCTACCACCGCACCATCGGCCGGGCCAACAACATGACCGGCGCGGGTTTCACCGCCGCGGCCACCGGCGGCGCCGCACTCTACGGTGCCGGCCGGCTGCTCGCCCCCGGCATCGACTACGGCGAGACCATGAGCAAGGTGCAGGCGCTGACCCGCCTGCAGGCCGACGACCCGCGCCTCGCCGCTCTCAAGCAGCAATCCCGCGACCTTGGCGCGAGTACCGCCTTCAGTGCCTCCCAGGTCGGCCAGGGCCAGGCATTCCTGGCGATGGCGGGATTCACGCCGGAGGCGATCCGCCAGGCCATTCCGGACATGCTCAACATGGCCCTGGCCAACGGGTTGGATCTCGGTCGCACCGCCGACATCGGTTCCAACATCCTCTCAGGCTTCGGGCTCGACCCGTCCCAGATGGGCCGCGTCGCCGACGTCCTCACCGCCACCACCACCCGAGCGAACGTCGATCTCGAGATGCTCGGCGAGTCGATGAAGTACGTCGCCCCGCAGGCCAAGGCCATGGGCCTCTCGCTCGAGCAGGCCGCGGCGATGGCCGGGCTGCTGGGCAACGTCGGCATCCAGGGCAGCCAGGCCGGCACAACGCTGCGCGCGATGATGACCCGCCTTGCCGCGCCCACCGGCGCGGCAGCCGGCGCACTCAAGGAGCTCGGCGTCAACGCCAAGGACGCCGACGGCAATCTGCGCGACGTGCCCAAGATCCTCGCCGACGTGGCCAGGGCGACCCAGGACATGGGTAGCGCCGATCAGGCCAGCTACCTGAAGGCGATTTTCGGCGAGGAACCCGGCGCCGGCATGGCCGAACTGATCGCCCAACAGGGTGCCGCCGGCGTCGAGAAGTTCGTCGGCATCCTGCAGAACGCCGCCGGCGAGAGCGGCCGCGTGGCCAAGACCATGGCCGACAACATCGGCGGCGATCTCAAGGGCCTGAAGTCGGCCTGGGACGAGGTCGGCATCTCGATCACCGACACCAACAAGGGGCCGCTGCGCGAGCTGATCCAGAACGTCACCGCCATCACCCGCGGCATCGGCAACTGGATCAAGGCCAACCCGGAGTTGGCTGGCGATCTGGCGAAGGTCGCCGCCGTGCTGGCTACCGTCGTCGCTGTCGGTGGCACGCTGACGGTGATGCTGGCGTCGATTCTGGGGCCGATCGCCGCCATGCGCTACGGCATGACCATACTGGGCATCGGGCTCGGCGGCACCGAAGGGCGAATGGCCAAGCTGGCCAAGGCCGTGCTGCCCAGCTTCGGCAAGGCATCCGAAGGCGCGGCCGGAAAGGCCTCCCTACTGAGCCAGGCTTGGCACGGCATGCGCGGCGCCTGGAAGAAGGCCAATCCACGTACCCTGACGCCCGCAGTCAAGAAGCTCGGCGAATCCCTGTTGCTGCTGCCCGCCAACATCGATGATGCCGTCAAGGCCACGTGGCGCTGGTCGAAGGTGACTGGAAAGAACGCCACGCAGGCTCTTGGCGGCACCATCAAGAACGTCGGCATACTCGCCCGGAACCGGCTCGTGGCCTTGAAGCAGGGGTTCATCGGCGCGACCCGGGCCGCCTACCGCTATGTCGCTGTCAATGGCGTGCTGGGTACCGGCATCAACATGACCAGCGGCGCGTTCAAGGGGCTGCGGGGTATTATCGGCGGCGGCTTGCAAGCGGCGCTGACTGCCACCGGCGGCGCCCTGCGCGTGGTCGGCCAGAGCCTGCTGTTCGTCGGTCGCGCCGCGCTGCTCAATCCCATCGGCCTGGTGATCACGGCCATCTCCGGGGCCGCCTTGCTGGTCTACAAGTACTGGCAACCGATCAAGGCCTTCTTCACCGGCTTCTGGCAGGGGCTGCGCGACGGCCTCGCCCCCGTTGCCGAGACGCTGGGACCGGCCTTCACCGCGCTGGGCAGCGCCTTGAAGCCGCTGAAACCCATCTGGGATGGCATCGCCGGCGTGCTGGGCACCGTCTGGGGGTGGATCTCGAAGCTGCTGCAACCCGTTCAGTCCACTGCCGAAGACCTGAACGCCGCGACCTCCGCCGGCGAGAAATTTGGCCACTGGCTGGCCAATGTGATCAACATCATCCCCAACGCCATCGCCGACTTCACCAACTTCGGCGCCAATCTCATTGACGGTGTCATCGGTGGAATCAAAGCCAAGTGGCAGGCGCTCAAGGACAGCGTCACAGACATCGCCAGCAGCGTGGCCGGCTGGTTCAAGGACAAGTTGGGCATCAACTCCCCATCTCGCGTCTTCAAGGCCTACGGCGGCTACACCGTCGATGGCTTGAACGTCGGCCTCGACGCCCAGCGCGACGAACCGGCCAAGCGTGTCGCCGAGATCGCCAGGCGCGTGCAGCGGGCCGGCGCCGGGCTGGCCCTGGGCGCGGCGGCCCTGCCCGCCGCGGCGATGCCGGGCATCACCCCACAGGAGCCGATTCGCTTTGACACCCGGCCGCCGCTGAGCCAGCCCGCCTCGCGCGAGTCAGGCGGTCTCACCATGGGTGACGTCAACATTGAAGTGAACGCCGCCCCGGGCATGGACGAACGCCAGCTCGCCCAGTACGTCGCCCAGGAAGTGCAGCGCGCCCTGGCCCAAGCCCAGCACGACGCCAGCGCCCGCCGGCGTTCCTCGCTGCGCGATATCGACTGAAGGAGACCGCCATGCTCATGGCCCTGGGAATGTTCGTTTTCGAGGTGAGCAGCGTGCCCTACCAGCAGTTGCAACGCTCCACCGAGTGGCGCCACGCCTCGCAATCCCGCGTCGGCGACCGGCCGGCGTATCAGTTCGTCGGCCCGGGCGCCGACACCATCACCCTCTCCGGCACCCTGCTGCCGGAATTCACTGGCGGCCGACTCGACCTGGACGAGATCCGCGACATGGCCGACCAGGGCAAGGCCTGGCCGCTGGTCGAAGGCACCGGGCGGCAGTACGGGCTCTGGGTGATCACCCGCGTCGATGAGACCTCGAGCTACTTCTTCAGTGACGGCGCCGCGGCGAAGATCGAGTTCACGCTCTCGCTCGAGCACGTCGACGACGAACGCACCGACCTGCTCGGCGACCTGACCACCAGCGCCGTGGCACGCCTGGCCGGGGCCTACGCATGAGCAGCACCAACCGCTATCGACGGCCCAGCTACCGCATCACCCTGGGCGGCAACGACATCACCCCCCGCATCAACGGCCGGCTGATCAGCCTGCGCCTGCGCACTCAGCGCGGCCTCGAGGCCGACCAGTTGGACCTCACCCTAAGCGACCACGACGGCGCCCTCGAGCTGCCACGCCGCGGCGTCTCGCTCAGCGTCGCCTACGGCTGGCAAGACGAGGGGCTGATCAACAAGGGCCTGTTCACGGTGGACGAAGTCCAGCACAGCGGAAGCCCGGACCAGATCACCATCCGCGCGCGCAGCGCCGACATGCGCGGCCAGCTGCCCGGCAAGCGCACCCAGAGCTGGCACGACATCACCGTCGCCGACATCGTCGATACCATCGCCAAGCGCTACGGCCTCGACCCGGTGATCGGCAACGCCCTGGGCGGGATCCGCGTTGGCCACATCGACCAGACCGACGAATCGGATCTGAATTTTTTGACGCGGCTGGGGGAGCGTTACGACGCCATCGCCGCCGTGAAAGCCGGGCGCATGCTGTTCACCCAGGCCGGTGAAGCGCTGACGGCCAGCGGCCTGGCCATGCCCACCATCACCCTCACCCGCCGCGACGGCGACCAGCACCGCTACAGCGTCACCGACCGCGAGGCCTACGGCGGCGTGAAGGCCTACTGGAACGACACCAGCGGCGCCGAGCGCAAGATCGTACTGGCCGGCAGCGGCGACAACGCCAAGCAGTTGCGCCCCACCTACGCAAGCCGAGACGACGCCCTCGCCGCCGCCCAGGCGGAATGGCAGCGCATCCAGCGCGGCCTGGCGGAATTCGAGCTGACGATGGCCTACGGCCGGCCGGACATCGTGCCCGAAACACCCCTCGCCGTGAGCGGTTTCAAGCCCGACATCGATGCCACCGCGTGGCTGGTGACCGAGGTGGAGGACTCGCTCAGCGACAGCGGCTTCGGGACGCGGATGAAGTGTGAGGTGAAGGGAGTCGAGGCCGGCGGCTGAGAAAAATGTTTGCAAGGTAGCACCCAGGGTGCTACCTTTAATCGTGTGAGGCGAACGAAGCCCACATCAACCGAAGAACTGGCCATACCGGCGCAGAACTAGGAGACCTACCATGAACAACGCCATCCGCAACATTGCCGACGACACCACTCGCGCTTTCGCTGAAGCCTGCTACAACGACAACTCCATCAGCGACCTGATGGGTGAGCCAAACGACTACAGCGATGGTATCGACTGCAAACAGTGGGGGATCACCCTTGAGCAGCACCGCGAAGCGCTGAATGCCGCTCTCAATGATCGCCTGCACGACTGGGTGCTGGAGTATGCCGAGGGCTGCGAGTCCAACGGTGTCGATCCCCGCGAGGCTATCGCCGAGCAGATCAACGTCGATGTCGAGAGCGTTGAAATCGACGACGATGGCGACATTCATGCTGGCCACTGGCTGACCATCGAGCAGCTGGCCGAGTTAGTCGAGTGGTACGAGCGCACCTACAACTGATTCGAGTTTCGCCCCGGCCACGCGCCGGGGCTTTGCTTTGGACTGGAGACCATCATGACCGACAAGGCCCGCAACAAGAAACGCCCGAGCATCTACCTGAGCCCGCCGCTGGAGACGGTCGTCGACAACCTTCGCGACGGGCAATCCCTGAGCGCCCGCCTGGCAGAGATCGCCGAGCGCTACCAGCTGGTGTGCAGTCAGGCGCCCACGCTCACCGACCAGGAGCGTGATCTGCTCGGCAATACGCTGTCAGGCTCCTTCGTCGAGCCGCTGCTGATCAAGTATCTCGACGCCGAGCTCGAGGACAGCGACGCCTGGGATCCCTCGGCGCTGCGAGATCTCGCCACCCGAGTGCGCGACATGAGCTACGCCCAACGCGTGGCGCTGATCGAGTCGCTGGGGTTGTGAGACGCTCGAGGGAAGTGGCTAGATTTGAAATCGGCGGGGGAATCCCCCGCCGAGTGCGTTACTTTTCGCGTAGCGCCGTGTCCGAAACAGCCAGTCAGTCGAAGCTGAAGGTGCTCTTGTTGCTGGCCGCTTCCGTCTCGTCGGAAACGCACAGGTCGAGCAGTGCGTAGCTGGGCAAGGCGCCCTGGTTGTCGGCGATGCAATATTGGCGGATATCCTCCGGTACTGAGGGCCAGGCCGACCTGAGATGGTCGTAGTACTGCTGCTCGTCATCGATGCACAGGTTATAGAGCGAATGGCTATCGGTGTCCGATTCGCAGTAGGCCTGGGGATCGTAGCGCGGAATATCCTGCGCGGCGGCGGTGAGAGGCACGAATGCCAACAGCGCTATCAAACGTCGCATGGCGATACCTCCCTAGTTCAGTTCGATCCAGCCTTTCATGATCATGATCATGGCCGCCGCGGCAGCCACTTTCTGACTGGCGAACATCTGGCGATTCTTCGCCGGATCGGGATCGGGCTTGAATGCCGCATTGATTTCGGAAACCAGCGTGTCGGCAAGCGGCTTGAAATCATCGACTGTGGAGACCTGGCTGGTCACTACCGAGGCCAGCTTGTCACGCTGATAGGCAGCGGCGAGCAGATCGGCGCAGGTCGCCAGCTTGTTGGAGTAGCCCGCCTCCTGCCACTCCAGGGCGGTGGCATCGTGCAGATTTCCGCCCTCGTACCAGGCTGCATTGGCGGCGAAAGAGGCCAGCAGCAGAAAGATGCCCACCAGGAGCCGTTGTCGAAGCATCGTTGTTCCCCTTGCGTAATGCGGGTCATCGCCCGCCGTTCTGATTTTCATGTCACCTGCGGTTCCGCAACCGCATCGCCAGCCGTTGCTGGCTGCGTCTTTTTTTCCGGCGAGCTGGCCCGGTAATTGTCGACCAGGTCGCTCTCGTCGGCGCTCAGCGCCCGCTGCCCGGTGAGCAGGTAACTCACGTCAGCCCCGGCACTGGCCAGGCCGACCAGCTCGTCGGCGGCCGGGCCGGCGGGATCCTCGCCCTGCTCGAGCATTGCCAGCCGTGATTCGTTGATGCCGAGCCGCTCGGCGAATGCAGCGGGCTCAAGCCCGAGGCGCTCGCGTTCACGGCTCAGGCGCTCCCCCACTCCCTGCGCAAACTCAGCCACCCCACCCTCATTCTTCCGTGTGGCCTGCCGCGCGCCGCTAGTACCAGTTTTCTAACCCTTCCAGTGCCGGTTTCACCAACACCATTCGACCCAGAAGAGTGAGCTATCTCATGCCAGCCACTCATTCGTGTGCATCACGTAAGCCTTTATCGGACATGAAGAACGTACGATTTATGCGGCCAAGTTGAAGGCGTCGCCGTGTGGAGACGCCTACGTTAACGATAACACCAACGAACACGGAATGGGCGGCGACTTCAGTTTAATGAGAGCCCGTTTTCGTGTCCTTATCGGCCTTTCCAACAGAGGCGTAGACTTGGCTGACCTCGCTGATCGTGTGCCGACGCTCAGGATCGGTGTTGCGGTAGTTGTCCAGGAGCGCGGCCTCGTCCGGGGCTAGAGACGATTCAGTGACCACGCGAGTCCCGGTAAGCACGTAAAGCACGTCCACGCCTGCCCTGCCAAGCTCGGCGAGATAGTCCGCCTTGGGACTTCTGTCGTCGCTTTCATAGAGCATCTGGGTCTTCTTCGTCACCCCCGCCAGAGCAGCGAAATCCGACTGATTCAGCCCCAAACGGCCCCGCTCTTCACGTAACCTTTCACCCAAGGAGACCATTTGGTTTCTTTTCTCCCTTGACATGGAAACCGAACGGTTCCATCATCGTCACCAATGAACACGATTAGACACGGATAGCACTATGCCCACGCTACTTACCCCCGAGCAAGCCCGCGAGGCGCTCAACGAAAAAGGGATGAGCATCGCCGAGTTCAGCCGCGTCCACGGCCTGAACCGCCAGATGGTCAGCGACCTGCTCAACGGTAGGAAGAAAGGACTACGTGGCGAGGCGCATCGTGCTGCCGTCCTGCTCGGCATCAAGAATGGCGTGATCGTCGATCACACCAAGGCCACTCGACCAAAACCCTCACGCTGAGAGATTCCGCCATGTACCCAGACCCCAAACGTGTGCGCTCCCGCTACGCAGCGCTGAACCTCGATCAGTACGAAACCCAGCTGATCGACGCCCTGGTCGCCTACACCGGCATCGACAAGGCCGTGCTGGTCCGCCAGCTGGTCATCAAGGAGGCGCTCGAAACCCTGGGTGTCGCCGACCTCGATATCGGCAATGTGCCTCACCAGGCGATGTGAACAGAGGCCCTTTTCAGGACCTCAAGGAGCCCTTGATTTATGGCCGAGCGAAACGACGGCGAGACGCGCCTCCCCATCGACGCCCAGGTCGAGCAACTGCTCGAGCAAGTGCGCGACGAGAACGGACTGGCGTCAGTGGATCAGGCGGCCGAATGGCTGCTACGCCGGCGGCTGCGCAAAGGCACCCAGGGCCTGACCGGCCGAGGCCGAGCCCTTTACCCCGTCAACCAACAGTAAACCGCTGCCAAAAACCCTATAGCACGGCCTGGAGAGCACCATGAACGACATGCAACCGCTGGCTACCCCGTTTCTGTTCCAGGACGCCGAGGTCCGCACCGCCACCGACGACCAGGGCGAAGCCTGGTTCTGTGCCAAGGACGTCTTCGAGGCGCTGGAAATCAAGTGGGGAGGAAGCGGAACAAGCCTTAGAACCATGCCGGAAGAGTGGGTTTGCACCCTATATCTCAGGGGGCAAAGCGGGTCTGGCGAGGTGGTTTTCCTCTCGGAAGCCGCCGTCTATAGGGTGCTGTTCCGCTCCAACAAGCCCCAGGCGATCGAGTTTGCCAACTGGGTCTGCGGCGAAGTCCTCCCCGCGATCCGCAAGCAGGGCTTCTTCGGCCAGGTGCCACAGAAGGACCGCCTGGCGTTCTCTCGCCAGATCACGGCCATCACCCGCGACCTGATGCGCTGCCGCAACGCTTTTCAGCAGACCGTGCTGGTCGGCGAGCTGCGCGATCTGTGCCGGATGATCGGCAAGCCGCTGCCGGACCTGGCCCTGATCGGCGAAAAGCCCGGCCAGCTTCCGCTGCTCGACTGAGAAATCGCATAACCATTACGGGCAAAGCGGCCCAGACCGCGCCCACCCTACGCAGGGAGAAAAGATTCATGACCATTCAGAACCGCCACCGCATCCCTTGCCCGCACTGCGGGGAAAACGTGCGCATCCGCAAGAGCCAGGGCCTGACGCCACTCTACCGCGAGGCGATCTTCGAATGCCGTAACGAGGACTGCGGCTGGCGTGGCAAGGCATCTATCGAGATTACCCACACCATCGCGCCCAGCGACATGCCTAACCCCACGGTGGCGCTGCCGTTCGTGCCCCGACTGCGGGAAATGGTGATGAGACAGGCGGCGCTGCCCATCGGCTGACGCGCCACACAGCACCCGAAAAAACCAGACGTTCCCCGCCTCCCGCTGGCCTTCTGGCCGGCCGGGCAGGAAAGGCACGTCCTGAAGAACACGAAACGCACGGAACGAAGGAACCAACCATGTACGCACTCAACGTCAACGATGCCGCCTGCGCCTACCTGCTGAAGCTGCCCCGCCCCTACCAGCGCGACGTGGCCCTGGAGCGCTGCACCGCTCACCTGGTCGAGCAGCACGGCTACAGCCAGGACACCGCGGCGCTGGCCGCCATCCAGGCGATCGCCGAGCTCGAGACGCTCAACCAGAGCGCCTACATCGATGCCGACGCCACCACCTCGCACGTGGTGATCGTGCGCCGGCCGGGCCAGACGGCCATGGCGTTCTCGGTGGCGGACCTGCTGCGCCTGCACGCCAAGGAGAAGACGCTCCCCGCTCCCGAGGAGCGCCTGCAGTAACCCCTCCTTCGCCCGGATAAAAGGAGCCCAGCGTGAACCCATCGCTGCGCGCAGACATCATCAACCGGCTCGTCCGCGACTATGACGCGGTCGAGCGCGGGCCTTACCTGCAGAAGGTCGCCTGCCCGAGCTGCGGTAAGCGCGAGGCGTACATCGCGGCGGACACGCCGTGGATGCTGAAATGCGGGCGCGAGAACAACTGCGGCGACCAGCGCCACGTGAAGGAGCTGTTCCCGGAGCTGTTCGAGTCGTGGACGGAGCGCTATGCGGATCTGCCGCCGGCGCCGGGCAAGCCGGCCAGCACCACCCCGGTGGCCGACGGCTACCTGGCCGACGGCCGCGGCTTCGAGCTCGAGCGCATCCGCGGCTGGTACACGCAGGAGACGTTCTGGAGCCACAAGCACAATGCCGGCTCCACCACCGTACGCTTCGTGCTGCCCGGCGGCGCCTACTGGGAGCGGATCCTCGACAAGCCCGAGCGCTTCGGGAAGCAGAAGGCCAACTTCGTCGGGCGCTACAAGGGCGAGTGGTGGCAGCCGCCCACGCTGACTGACGACGACCTGGTCGAGGCCGGCGAGGTGTGGATCGTCGAGGGCATCTTCGACGCCATCGCCCACCTGCACCACGGCAAGGCCGCCGTCTCGGCGATGAGCTGCTCGAACTACCCGGACGTCGCGCTCAAGCGCCTGAGTGACGCCTCGCACGCTGCCGGCACCGCCCGCCCCACGCTGGTGTGGGCGCTGGACAGCAACCGCGCCGGCCAGAGTGCCACGCTCAAGCACGTCGAGCGGGCCCGGGCCGCGGGCTGGGAGTGCCGGGCGGCGCAGATCCCGGGCCAGCGTGACTGGAACGACGCCCATCAGGCGGGCGCGCTCAACGACCGCGACTACGAGACCTACCGCTACCACGGCGCCCTGCTGCTCGCCGAGTCGGCGATGGCCAAGGCGCTGCTGATCTACAAGCGCCGCGAGCAGCGCGAATTCTGGTTCGAGTACAAGCATCAGCTGTGGTGGTGGAAGCTGGACATGGACGCCTTCGATCGCGCGGTGCGCGCCGAGGGTGAGGACGGCGGCGATCAGCAGCAGTTGAACCCGGCGATCCGCGACGCCGCTCTCGAGCAGGCCGGCATGGTCAAGCGCATCTGCACTTGCTACCCCACCGCGCTCTATTACCAGGCCAACCCGGTCACCGACGAGTCCTGGTACTACTACCGCGTCGAGTTCCCCAACGGTACGGCCCCGGTGAAGAACACCTTCAGCGGTGGCCAGCTGGCCAGTGCCAGCGAGTTCAAGAAGCGCCTGCTGGGCATCGCCCCCGGCGCGGTGTGGACGGGGACCAGCCAGCAGCTGGACACCCTGCTGCAGGACCAGATCGGCGGCATCAAGACCGTCGACACGATCGATTTCATCGGCTATTCCCGCGACCACGGCGCCTGGGTGTTCGGCGATCTGGCGGTCGCCGGCGGCAAGCGCTTCGCCATCAACAGCGAGGACTACTTCGAGCTCGGCAAGCTGCAGCTCAAGACGCTGAGCCAGTCGGTCTCGCTGCACATCAACCCCAACCTGGACGACTACCACACCGGCTGGACGACCAACCTGTTCGGCGCCTTCGGGGCGCGCGGCGTGGTGTCCCTAGCCTACTGGCTGGGCTCGCTGTTCGCCGAGCAGATCCGCCAGGCGATGGGCTCGTTCCCGTTCCTGGAGATCATCGGCGAGGCCGGCGCGGGCAAGTCCACGCTGATCGAGTTCCTGTGGAAGTTGTGCGGCCGCCAGGACTACGAGGGCTTCGACCCGTCGAAGGCCACCATGCCGGCGCGCAGCCGCAACTTCGCCCAGGTCAGCAACCTGCCGGTGGTGCTGATCGAGTCCGACCGCGAACAGGAAGGCGGCGCACGGCAGAAGCAGTTCGACTGGGACGAGCTGAAGACCGCCTTCAACGGCCGTTCGATTCGCGCCCGGGGCGTGAAGAATAGCGGCAACGACACCTACGAGCCGCCCTTCCGCGGCAGCATCGTCATCAGCCAGAACGCGCCGGTGCAGGCCGGCGAGGCGATCCAGACCCGTATCTGCCACCTGCACTTCACCCGCGAGGGCCAGAACGCCCGCACCAAGGAGCTCGCCGAGGCGCTCGAGAAGGCCGACGTCGACAACGTCAGCCAATTCGCGCTCCACGCCACCCAGCGCGAGGCGGCGCTGATGGATCTGTTCCTGGAGCGCGCCAAGCCCTACGAGAACCAGCTCGCCGCCGACCCGGACATCAAGGTGCTGCGCATCGCCAAGTGCCACGGCCAGCTGATGGCCCTGGTGGACTGCCTCGGCCCCGATGGCCTGGGTCTGTTCGACGCCCAGGTGATCGACCAGGCCGCGGGGCTGGTGTGGCAGATGGCCCGCGAACGCCAGCAGGCGATCAACGCCGACCACCCGCTGGTCGCCGACTTCTGGGAGGCGTTCGATTACATCGAGGGCCTGCGCGCTGAGCCCACGCTCAACCACTACGGCACCGGTACCGGCCAGATCGCCATCAATCTCAAGGAGTTCGAGCGCTATTGCGGCGAGCACAAGCTGCGCGTGCCCGAGATCCGCGAGCTCAAGCGTTACCTGAAGACCAGCAAGACCCGCAAGTTCGTCGATTCCAACCGTGCGGTGCGCAGCCAGATCCGGCTGAACAGCGCCACCGTGAAGTGCTGGGTATTCCAGAGCGAGTAAGGAGCCACCGATGCCGACCTACACCCTCGACCAAGCCGCGGCGCTGCTCAACCTGGGCCGCAACACCCTGGCCCGTCGCCTGCGCGACGCCGGCATGCTGGGCCGCGACAACCTGCCCGCCGGCCGGTACCGGGGCAGCAAGTGGCTGAGGGTGAAAACCGGCGTGTATCACCACCCGATCACTGGCTGGACCCACTACGGCCGCACTGAAATCACCGATGCCGGGCTCGACCACATCGCCTGCAAGCTCGGCATCGACATCGACCACCTGCCGCGGGTACCCGCCACGCGGCAGGCAACACCACAACGCGCCACGCAGGGCGCCCACTGAAGGAGAAGAACCATGGCTGACGCCGCCGACATCGCTGGCGAGATCATCGACGCCAACCTCGCCACCACCCTGCAGCGCTCGCGCCTGCCCGCCACCGTGGCCAGCTGCGCCGAGTGCGAGGACTGCGGCGAAGAGATCCCCCAGGCCCGCCGCCACGCGGCGCCCTGGGCGACCACCTGCACCGAATGCCAGGGAATTCGCGAAAACCAGGCGCGGCACCGCCGCTGAAAGCAACCAGGAGAGAAAAGATGGCAATTCCGACTATCCAGATGAGCGTTGATGACTGGGACAAAGTTCAGGACAACCCAATTCAGCGTGACACAGAGCTGCACTCCAAGAAGCTTCTGCGTGGCATCGATGGGTTTTCTGAGACGCACCAGAAAGTGGCTGCCGCACAGCTTCCAGATGGAAAGCTCATAAAGCTAGATGGCCACACAAGAGCCCTTTTGTGGAGCCAGGGTAAGCTGAAAAAGCCTGACAGCCTGAGTGTTGATATTTATCACGTCCAGACTGTCGACGATGTAATGAGGCTTTATAGGCACTTCGATAGCCAGGTTTCAGCAGAGAATGGCGTTGACAAAAAGCGTGGCGCGTTTCGGATGGTGGGATTTGATCCAAAATCGAGCCTCCTTCGCAACGGCGGGCTCTCTTCGGCGATCAGCGTTGCAGAGGGAACGCTGGGAAACACAGGTTTCGACATTTACCAAGCTGTGACTCGCTGGGAAAACGAGATCCGGCTAATTGATGAACAAGGTTTCACTCACAACCTCGTCAGTGCTGGCGTCTTTGCTGCCATGTTGCTGACTTTCCGGAAACATGGCACAGGCGCCATTGAATTCTGGAGCCGATATAACGAAAAGGATGGTGTTAAAAATGGTAAGACGATGGATGGCGTGCATGCATTAGAGGTGTTCATAACCACCAAGCACATGCGAAAGCAGATAGGCGGTTACAACAATGTCATGGAAATTGCCGAGAAATCACTTGCCTGCTTTGAAGGCTTCAAGAGCGGCTACTTCTACTCTGGCAAAAACCAGATTAAGCGTTTGTCTTTGAAGAAGTACCGCTCATCTCTCGGCATTTAATATTTACCGGGCGGAAGAAGCTGCCGCCCCAGTGGAGATTCCCCATGCGCACCATCAATACCGACCGCCCGTTGACCACCGACCTCGCCGGCCGCCCGATCCCCGGCTACGACGACGTCGTCTACGTCGATTTCGACGCCCTGCGCGAGAAGAACCGCGCCCACCAGGCCGCGCTCAAGGAGCGCGGGCTGCCCGCCCTGCTGCGCTTGGTCGACGTCGCCGAGCTGCACAGCGGCCAGAGCCACCACTGCCGGCGCATCCTGCTCGCCATCTACAACGGCGACGCGTGGCCGCTCGAGCTGAACCGCCTGCGCAACCTGGACGAAGATCTCCAGCGCGCCGCGCTCACCGTCATCGAATGGGCCACCTACAGCGATCGCGAGCTGCACGAATACCTGCCCGACGGCAACGGCACGCTGCGCCACTTCTGGGAACGCGAGAAGGAGCTGGGGGAATGAGCCAGTCGACCGACCAGATCGTCACCAGCCTGCTGAGCACCAGTGCCGAAGACATGCGCGGCAGCCTGAACCTGATGAAGCCCACCGACGTGCTGGTGGTGGGCGCTGCCCTGCTGCAACGCCTCGAGGCGACCGGCGGCGAGCGGCTGACGCACCGCAAGAACACCGCCACCGCCATGCGCAAGGCGCTCAAGCAGCTGGAGTCAGGCAACGGAGGGGCAGCCCAGTGAACAAGACCTATCAGGAACTCTGCGACGAGAACCTCCAGCTGCGCGAGCAGCTGGAAACCGCCGAGGCCAGTGCCAAATGCGCCCGGCTGGCATCCCGCCAGGCATTGGCCAAGGCCGAAACGCTCGAGCAGTTTCAGGATGCGGCACGCCACGAGCTGCCCGTCCCCCGCGAAGTCCGGCGCACCAGTGACATGAGCGTCGAGCTTTCCTTTCACAGCTGCCGGCTCGCCAGCGAGTTCGAGCGACTGATGACACCAGTGAAGGCCCCGGTTTGGGTCGGCGTCGACATGGCAGGAGGTGCACGATGATGGATTGCCACCACGGCCTGTTGCGGCGCAAGTGCCACGCCTGCTGCGAGGCCGACCGCGACCAACTGCGCATCGAACTGGCCACTGCTCGGGAAGAACGGGATGCGCTGGCGGCGCACAATATCCGCCTGCTGCGCCTACGTAACCAGTACGACAACAGCAATGCGAAACCAGGCGATGCTATCGCGGAGCTACTGGCAATCATCGACGAGACGCCCGAAACCAGCCTCGCCCTGCGCGAAAAGGAAATGAAGGCGCTGGGTCTCGAGTGGTCTCTGATGCTGAGCCGTGCAGGGGCTCGCGACATGATCACCCGCCTACGCCGAGAGGCGAAGGAAGGCACTGTATGAGCGACCATCAACCCAAGGGCGGGCCGCTGGCCCGCTCCGCCGCCATGCTCTGCCGTGATGCTCAGTTCTGGCTCTATCTGGATCAAAGAAAACGGTATAAGTTCGGCCTCGCCGAGAGCGACCTGCCCGACGGCACCCACGGCGAGCAGGATGCCCGCGACTGGATCTGCCGCGCGTGCCGGGTCTCGAGCCGCGCCGAGCTCGACCACGAACCCCAGGCGGCAGCGACTTTCCGGATGATCCGCAATCGCTTCGCCCGGTGGCGATCCCGACTCAACGCCAACCAATGACCACGCCGCCGCCCTCGAGGCGGCGATTCTTTCAGGAGGTTCCCATGCCTGATGGCTACGAAGTGCGCGGCAACACCGTGCGTGTCTACTTCCGCTGGAACAATGAACTGTGCCGCGAGGTGATGCCGGGCAAGGCGACGCCGGCCAACATCGAGCACGCCAAGCGCACGGCGGCGATCATCAACTATGAGATCGACGCCGGCACGTTCGACTACGCCCGGCATTTCCCCAACTCGGAGCGCCTGAAGAAGGGCAGCTTCGGCCACTACCTGGACCTGTGGCTGGCGATCAAGAAGAACGAGCTCGCCTACTCCAGTTACCGCGGGTACGAGTCGAAGGCGGAAACTCACGTCCGCCCCCGTTGGGGCAGCGTCCAGGCCGACAAGATCGATCACATCGAGCTGCAGTCATGGCTCCAGAAGGACCTGGCCAAGCTGGCCAACAAGACGATCAAGGAGATCGTCAGCATCATGCGCCAGGTTTTCCGGCTCTACTCGACACGCAACAAGACGGCGTTCGACCCGACCTACGGCATCAACATTCGCCTGCCCGACGACGAGGATCCCGACCCGTTCACTCAGTCGGAGATCGAGAAGATTCTCACCACGCCGACCAAGCGCGTCCAGGAGCTCAACCTGATCAAGTACGCGCTCTATGACGGCCCGCGCACGTCCGAGGTCCAGGCGCTGGCCTGGGAAGACGTGCTCGATATCGAGAAAGGGATCGTGCGCTACCGCCGCGCGGTGGTGCGCGGCCGCTTCAAGGTGACAAAGACCAAGCGCTCGACGCGCGTGCACCATCTGCTGAAGCCGGCACGCGAGGCGCTCACGGCCCAGTGGGAGATGACTGGCCACCTGCCCGCCCAGGTCTACGAGGTCGTCGATCGGGACAACCGCACGGTGCGCAAGGAGCAGCTGCGGCTGGTGTTCCTGAATTCACTGTCAGGCAAGCCGTTCTACGAAAACGCGATCCGCGAGCGATTCTGGAAGGTCCACCTGGAGCACGCTGGCGTTCGGTACCGCGGGCCGAATCAGTGCCGGCACACCTTCATCAGTCAGATGCTGTCGCTTGGTGTGGTGCCTTTGCACTGGATCGCGCAGCACGTTGGCCACGCGACGATCGACATGATTCAGCGGCGATATGGGAAATGGATCCGGACGGATGGGCAGGACGTGCCGCAGATGATCGAGAAGCTTCTGGATCTATAA